GTAAGTTAGCGAAAGCTAGTGCTGCACATAAGAAGCAGTCTAAGCAACTTAGTGCGCTTAAACTAAAATCAGGTGGGAGCACCGTAAATAAATCAGGTAACTACACTCAGCCGGGTATGCGTAAAAGATTATTTAATAGTATTAAGGCTGGTGGAAAAGGCGGTGCTCCGGGACAATGGTCAGCGAGAAAAGCTCAAATGCTTGCGAAGCGTTATAAAGAAAAAGGTGGTGGCTATAAGAGTTGATGGTCACATGGGTTACTACAGACGTTACTATGAAGGTAGGACTTACGTTATGGCTAAATCTGTTTTAGATTCAAGAGGTGGATGTGGGCAGGAGAGTATTTGGATGATGGAAGACAATACATGTAAATGTGACAGTTGCTTAGAATGCGATTGCGATCCTAGTGTTTGCAAATGTGACTGTCACTGTAAAGAAGAGTCTAATGGCGAAGACTAAACGACAGGAAAGCCTATCAGCTTGGGGTAGACAGAAGTGGCGAACCAAATCAGGTAAACCATCTACACAAGGACCAAAAGCAACAGGAGAAAGATATTTACCTACTGCTGCAATAAAAGCCTTATCACCAAGTGAGTATGCTGCTACTACTAGAGCTAAACGTGCAAGTAAAAAACAACACGCTAAACAACCTAAGAGTATAGCAAAGAAGACTGCACGTTTTAGGAGAGTGTGATGTTTGGTTTAGGATCTTTGATAGGACCAGTAGCTAACCTAGCTGGTACATGGTTAGATGGTCACGTAGCTGAAAAGAAAGCTAAGACAGAAGCTAAGATTGTTACTATTAAATCTGAAGCTAAGATAAAAGAAAGACAGGCTACAGGTGAGATAGATTGGGATATAGCACAGGCTAAAGCAAGTGAGGGTAGTTGGAAAGATGAGTGGCTTACAATTTTATTTTCGATACCTTTGGTACTGGCGTTTGTTCCCGGTTGTGAAGATATAGTACAAATAGGTTTTGCACAATTGCAGTTAATGCCTGACTGGTATAAGTATGCCCTTTCAGTAATTGTAGCTGCATCGTTTGGGGTACGTAGTGCCACTAAACTATTTAAAAAATAGGAGAGAAACATGGCAGATGAAAACGTAATAGTAGACAAAGTTGCATATCAATCTAATAGACGTTACATGGCATGGACTGCATTAGGCACAATGCTGATAGCTACAACTGCTGTACTAATATGGCCTACTAGGTTTGCAGAGGCTGACAGTATTCTTATGATGATGTACGGTTCATTGTCTGCACTTGTTGGTGCATACTTTGGTTTTGCAATGCCAAAGAAGAAATAGATGAAGTATGATTCACACAAACTTGTAGAGATGTTGATAGCTGATGAAGGTATGGAACTACAGGTCTATACTGATTCACTTGACATAGATACAATAGGAGTGGGCAGAAACTTAGAGGATAGAGGCTTAACAGATGAAGAGCTTCAACATTTAGGTTACACATCTTTGCAAGACGTATACATGAATGGTCTTACATTGTATGGAGCTAGGTATCTTCTAAGAAATGACATAGCTATAGTTGAAAAAGAACTATGCAAAGCACATCCATGTGTAGAAGAACTAGATGAAGCTAGACAGATGGTGTGTATAAATATGGCATTTAACTTAGGTATGCCACGTTTAAATAGATTTAAAAAGATGTGGGCAGCAATACATAAAGGTGACTATGGCACCGCTGCTCTAGAGATGTTAGATTCTAAGTGGGCAGATCAGGTAAAAGGTAGAGCATTAAGATTAAGTAACATTATGAAAACAGGAACGCTAAATGGCTAGACAATATACAGAGAACCAGTTAAAGTTTCTAGAGGTGCTATTTGATGAAGCAAATGGTGATGTAGCAACTGCAAAGAAACTAGCTGGATATGCAGAGGGATCTTCTACAACTAATATAGTTAAGAGTTTGAAAGAAGAGATACTAGAAGCTACACAACAATACATGGCACGTAATGCACCTAGAGCTGCTGTAGCTATGGCAGGTGCACTACTAGATCCAACAGAGCTAGGCATACGAGATAAAATGTCAGCAGCTAAAGAGTTACTAGACCGTACAGGTTTGGTGAAAACAGAGAAGATGCAAGTAGAAGCAACAGGCGGTGTAATGCTGATGCCTCCTAAAGCAAAAGCAGAAGAGGACGATTAGATGGGTGTTCCAGCAATAGTTCCTATAGCAGCAGCGGCGTTAACACCTGCTATCATTGCATTAAAGAATGTTATAGGACAAGCAAAAGATCAACTAGAAGATGCTACAGCAGTAACAGAGAGAAAAAAGTTACAAAAATTAATTGACAGTAGGCAAAATGAACTTGATCGAATATTAGAGAGAAAACAGTCTGATGAACCTATAACCAGTAAAGATTTAAGAAAATATGATTTTTTAAATAAGGTAATTAAATCTAGAAAAAAAGATAAAATGTATAATGGTGGCATGGCTAGTAATAAGAAACATATGTATGCAACTAGTGGTAAGGTAGTTGATAGAAGAAAAAAATAATGGACAGAAGTTTAGGCAAATGGAAACTACCGCAACCAACAGATATAAAGGAAGAAAATGAGTGGCTACCTGTACCACGTATTGCTAGAACAATACCCTTCGGATACGAAGTCGATCCAGAAGACGAAGACCTGCTCTTGCCAATCAAAGAAGAGTTGGATCATCTGGAGAAAGCTAAAATGTATCTTAGACAGTACTCGTTGCGTGAAGTTGCAGCATGGTTAAGTAAAAATACAGGAAGGTATATATCACATCTTGGATTACAGAAAAGAATAAAGCATGAGCGACAGCGTAAGGACAAAGCTAGAAGCCTCCGCAAGTGGGCAGAGTATGCGGAAAAGGCGATCAAAAAGGCAGAAGAAATCGAAACCAGCAGAGTCGGTGCAAAAAGAATTGGCCCCTCAGAGGCTGGAGTATGACACTACAGAATTAGAGCGAGAGCTTAATGTAGTATTTAAACCAAACGAAGGACCACAGACAGAGTTCTTAGCTGCACCAGAACGAGAGGTATTGTACGGTGGCAGTGCTGGAGGTGGTAAAAGCTACGCAATGTTAGCTGATCCTACTAGATACTTTGACCATCCATCTTTTAGTGGATTGTTACTGCGACATACAACAGAGGAGTTAAGAGAACTTATATCTAAGTCGCAGGAGTTATACCCAAAAGTATGTCCCGGTATAAAATGGTCAGAGAGAAAAATGCAGTGGACCGCACCATCTGGAGCAAAACTTTGGATGTCATATCTGGATAGAGATGATGACGTAATGCGCTATCAGGGTCTAGCATTTAGCTGGATAGGTTTTGATGAGCTAACGCAATGGTCTACACCTTTCGCATGGAACTATATGCGATCTCGTCTACGTTCCACTGCACCAGAACTAGGTGTATACATGAGAGCTACAACAAACCCCGGAGGACCGGGACATCAGTGGGTCAAGAAAATGTTTATTGATCCTGCTCCATACAACAAGAGTTTTCCAGCTACGGACATAGAAACAGGTGAAACACTAAAGTATCCAGCAGGACACGCAAAAGCAGGTAAAGCATTATTTAGAAGAAAGTTTATACCAGCTAGGTTAGCAGATAACCCATACCTAGCTGACACAGGTGACTACGAGGCAATGCTACTATCTTTGCCTGAACATCAAAGAAAACAATTACTAGAAGGCGATTGGGATATAAAAGAAGGTGCAGCATTTACAGAGTTTAACAGACACATACATGTAGTTGAGCCTTTTGATATACCGCATAACTGGGTTAAGTTTAGGGCATGTGACTATGGCTATGGTTCTTATAGTGGTGTACTTTGGTTTGCTGTTGCACCGAATGAGCAGATAATAGTATATCGAGAGTTGTACGTATCAAAAGTTCTAGCTGTTGATTTAGCAGAGATGGTACTAGAACTAGAAGAAGGTGACGGTAATATAAAGTATGGTGTGCTGGATAGTTCTCTCTGGCACAAACGTGGTGACACAGGACCATCACTTGCAGAGCAGATGATACAAAGAGGGTGCAGGTGGAGGCCATCAGACAGAAGTAAAGGCAGTAGGGTATCAGGTAAGAACGAGATACACAGAAGATTACAGGTAGATGAGTTTACAGAAGAACCTAGATTAGTATTCTTTTCAGGATGTACAAATC